CTTTAGATTTCCTCTCTTTAGGGGAGAATTGAAAGGAGTAGAGCCATTTTGGACAATTATATTCTGAAATACTATCAGCAAATCCAAGATGGTTCGGTGGTAGTCGGCGAGTGGATTAAACTGGTCATGAATTACCTTGTCAAAGGTTTAGAGGACGGTTCTTTTTTCTTCGATCAGAAGAAAGCAAATAAGGCAATCAAGTTCATTGAGTCCAAATGCCATCATACAGAAGGGAAACTTGCTCCGAAGTGTCTGAAACTGGAAGACTGGCAGAAAGCATTCATATCTGCTGCCTTTGGGATTGTTGATAACGAAGGACTTCGCCAGTTTCGTGAAATCGTTCTGATAGTTGCGAGAAAGAACGGCAAGAGCCTTATCGGCAGTGCCATCGCAGAATACGCTCTGTTTGCCGATGGCGAGTATGGTGCGAGAGGTTTCTGTGTTGCTCCTAAACTCGACCAAGCTGACATTATCTATGATACGTTTTGGCAGTCGGTATCTTTAGACAATGATCTGAAGCAAAGAGCCAAGCACAGGAAGTCAGACATCTACATTGCGGAATCTAATTCTTCTATGAAGAAGATTGCCTTCAATGCTAAGAAGTCTGACGGTTTCAATCCTCAGATTTGCATCTGTGATGAGTTCGCTTCTTGGACACCGGAACAGGGGTTGAAACAGTACGAAGTCATGAAGTCCGCTATGGGAGCGAGAGAGCAGCCTATCATGCTGGCAATCTCTACCGCAGGATATGTCAATGATGGCATCTATGACGAACTGCTGAAGAGGTCTACAAGATTCCTCAAAGGCGACTCAAAAGAGACTCGTTTGCTCCCATTTATCTACATGATTGATGATGTGGAAAAGTGGAACGATATTAACGAACTGAGAAAGTCCAATCCGAATCTTGGTGTTTCAGTCAAGGTTGACTACTTACTTGAGGAAATCGCCATTGCAGAAGGATCGCTTTCAAAGAAAAATGAGTTCCTTTGCAAATATGCAAACATCAAAAGTTCATCTTCGACTGCATGGTTGGAAACGAAGACAGTCGAAAAGGCATGTGGTGAACATCTCAACCTTGATGACTACCGAGAAAATTACTGCGTCATGGGCATAGACCTTTCTCAGACCGTTGACCTAACTGCGGTCACAACAGTCATTGAGAAAGATGAAACTATGTACACGTTCTGCCAGTATTTCATGCCAAGAGAAAAGATTGAGGAAGCCACCGCAAGGGAAGGACTTCCATACAACATATATGTCCAAAGAGGTCTTATCACTCCCAGTGGGGAAAACTTTGTTGATTATAAGGATGTGTTTAACTACATCATCACGTTGATTGAGCAGTATCAGATACTGCCGTTAATGATTGGCTATGACCGTTATTCTTCACAGTACCTTATACAAGACCTAACCAATTACGGAGCAAGATGTGATGATGTCTATCAAGGTGAGAACTTATCTCCTGTGATAGATTTCTGCGAAGGCTCTCTGAAGGACGGAAAGATTAACATCGGCGATAACGATGTTTTAAAGATGCATTTGCTGAACTCCGCTCTGAAGCGGAATGTGGAAACAGGTCGGAAGAGACTGGTCAAGGTTAATCCGACATTACATATTGATGGAACTGCCGCACTGCTGGATGCCTTGACTGTCAGACAGAAATGGTATGTCGAAATCGGCGAGCAGCTCAAAAACAGGAGGTAAACATGAGTCTCTTTGATTTGATTTTCAAGCCGAAAGAGAAAGAGAAGGCAAACCATGCTACTGAATACTTCAAGACTCTTACGGCTTACCATCCGCACTTTACCACTTGGTACGGTTCAATATATGAGTCCGATTTGGTAAGGGCGGCGATTGATGCGAGAGCGAGACACATCTCCAAGTTGAAGGTCGAGATTCATGGTGCAGGAAAACCCAAATTGCAGACAAGGCTTAAACTCCAGCCAAACTCATGGCAGACATGGTCACAGTTCATGTATCGTGCTTCTACTATCTTGGACATGCAGAACACACTGGTTATTTGCCCTGTCTATGATACCTACATGGAAGTGGTTGGGTATTATCCGATCCTGCCGACTCGCTGTGAGGTTGTCGAGTACGAAAACGAACCTTGGCTGAGGTTTAAATTCAAGGATGGAACATATGCGTCTGACAAGTTTTCAAACTGTGTTGTTCTGACTAAGTTCCAATATGAATCTGATTTCTTTGGTTCTACCAATCACGCACTAGAGCCGACCATGAAGTTAATCCATGTGCAGAATCAAGGCATTGAGGAAGCGGTCAAGAACGGTGCTACATTTCGCTTCATGGCAAGGGTTAACAACTTCTCGCTCCCATCTGATCTAAAAAACGAAGCAAAACGCTTTAACGAGAACAATCTGCGGACTGACGAGGACGGAGGTTTACTGCTCTTCCCTAATACATATTCAGACATCAAACAGATTGATTCCAAACCTTATACAGTATCGGATGCCGAAAACAACAACATCCGCACATCTGTGTATAACTACTTCGCTGTGAATGAAGACATACTTCAGTCAAAAGCCTATGGCGATAACTGGGCAGCGTTCTATGAGTCCGTTATAGAACAGTTTGCTATTCAGTTTTCGGAAGCAATGACCAAGACGATTTTCACCGAAAAAGAGAGACAACAGGGATCGTTCGTGATGGCAACTTCCAATCGACTCCAGTACATGTCCACAGCGGACAAACTGAATGTATCCAGTCAGATGGCAGACAGAGGTATTCTTTCAATCAACGAGATTAGGGATATATGGAATCTTGCACCGATTGATGGCGGTGATACAAGAATCATCAGAGGTGAGTATTACAAAGCAAACACAAAACTTGAGGAGATAGACAATGCCGATCAAGAAGGATAGAGAGTATAGAAACATCGGTGAATTTAACACCAGTGAAAACTATATGGTGGAAGGTTATGCTTCCACCTTTGAACCTTACAAATTGTTTGAACAGGACGGTGTGGATTATTACGAACAGATCGACCGTCATGCATTTGACGATGCCGACATGACCGATGTGGTTTTCCTCAGAGACCACACAGGGCGAGTGCTGGCAAGAACAAAGAACGGTGCAGTCGAGTTGTCGATTGATGACCATGGACTGCATCAGCGTACTAACTTGGGTTTAACAGGAGCAAGCAGAGAGATGTATGAAGACATCGCAACAGGTAACTACCAGCAGATGTCTTTTTCTTTCGTTGTTGCTGATGACCGATATGACCGGAACACGCATACAAGACACATCGAAAAGATTTCCAAAGTCTTTGATGTGTCGGCGGTTTCCTTTCCTGCCAATCCATATACAGAGATTGGTGTCTCAGCTCGTGACTACTTCAACGGAGAGATTGAAGCAGAGAAAGCGGAGCGACTGGAATGCGAGAGAAGAGAAAAGGCAAGAAAAGCGTTAATGCTGAAGGTCAAGATTATGAGAGGTGAGCATGGAAATTAAGGAAATGAGACATGCTGACATCGAAGAAAGACTGTCCGCTATTCAGACAGAACTTGCCGATGAAAACGCAGATGTCGAAGCACTCTCCGCAGAAGTCGATGCTCTGCAGGAGCGTGACAATGCTCTGAAGGCTGAAGCCGAAGAGAAGCGTTCTGCGATGGAAAAGGTCGCCAAGATGAACGCAAAAGTCATCGAAGTAAAAGAACAGGAGAAAGAGATTAACATGGAAACAAGAAAAGCTGAACTGATTGATGCTCTTGCTGAGTACATCAAGGGTACTGCTACACCGGAACAGAGAGCACTGCTGACCACCAACGCAACAGGTGGAACTGTCAAAGTCAGCGACATCGTTGATGACTACATTTGGACAGACTGGGAGAAGTCTTCCATCCTGTCAAGAATCCGCAAAGTATATGTAAAGGGCAACTACTCTGTCGGTTATGAAGCGTCCGCTACTGGTGCAGTTAAGCACACAGAAGGTGCAGCCGCTCCGACAGAAGAAACTCTGACACTGAACTACATTCCGTTTGTCGCTGAGTATTTCAAAAAGTGGATTACTGTATCCGACTCTGTGCTGGCTCTGAAGGGCGAAGCATTCATGCGGTATCTGATGGACGAATTTGGTCATCAGCTTGCTATGGCACTGGAAAATGCCGTTGTCGCTGAGATTTCCGCATCCCGTCTGACTGCCACTGTTACAAATCCGATTGACAACACTGCTGCTATGGCTGGCTTTGCTGCTCTGTCTGATGAAGCCACAAATCCGGTTGTCATTCTGAGCAAGACAAACTATGCCGCTATCATGAACGAGCGTACAACAGCAGGTTCTAAGATTGACGATCCGTTCAATGGCATGGAAGTCCTGTTCAATTCCACAGTCACAGGCATGCTGGTCGGTGACCTTGATGGTGTTGTTGCAAACTTTCCGGAAGGTGAAGACTTCAAGTTCATCATTGATGACAAGTCTCTCGCTGAAAGGGATATGGTCAAGATCGTTGGCAAGATTCTCGCCGACATCCACCTTGTCCGTCCGCATGGCTTCGCTAAAGTCACAGCCGCTTAATGAAAGCCAAAGTATTAAAAGACTGCACTCTTACTGTTAAAGCAGGGCAGATTGTTGAGGTCGATCCGAAGCAGTTCGCTCTTGCTGAAAAACTGGGATATGTGCAGTTTGTCGCTGAAGAAAAACCGAAGAAGAAGTCTAGCAAATAGGCTTCTTCTTTCTTTTAAGGAAGGAGCAAGCCATGAATACATTGACATTGATGAAAGTAAAACTGGCACTTGATCCACCAATCGTTACAAATGAATTTGATGAGCAGATAGATGATTTAATTTCCGCAGGACTGGCAGATTTAGGAATTGCAGGAGTAAATGGTGAGGATGTGGAAATCACGAATCCTTTGATTCAACAGGCAGTGATTACCTACTGCAAGATGAATTTCCATGAACCGGACAACTACGAAAGGTTAAAGGCTTCCTACGATGAGCAGAAAGCACAGCTCTCTATGGCATCCGGTTACACCGTTTGGAATTTATGAATCTGCCTACACCAATCTATCTGATCTCAGAAAAATACGAACGTGACGAGAATGGGGTTATGGTTGCAACAGTGACCAAGCGGAAGGTCTATGCAAACGTTGACTCCGTAACAGGTCGAGAGTGGTTTGAAGGTGGTCGCAATGGGTTAAATCCGGAATATCGAATGACTGTATTTGCCTATGACTATGAAGGCGAAGAGGTCTTGGAATACAACGGATATACTTATGCGATTTACAGAACATATCTCGCCAAGCATTCCCAAATCGAACTCTATGTCGAGAAAAGGAAGGGCAAGGATGGCATTCAGACAAACTAATTCGGCACGTTTTGCTATTGATGTCGGTCGCATGCTGAATGAATACAGTAGCGAGGTTGCAGTGGCATGCAAGGTTTGCGTTGAAGAGACTGCCAGCGACATGGTGGATGAGCTGAAGCAGTTTAACAAAGGCGAACACGAATGGAAGAAGTTCCCAAAGGCATGGACTTATACAATTCAGCAATTATCATGGGGTGAAGTCAGAGGTATTGTGCATCTGAAAAAACCCATGTATAGAATCGGTCACCTTCTTGAATTTGGTCATGTAGTCCGCAACGGCGGCAGGACACCAATCAAGGAAGGCAAGCATACATCTGTTGATGGATATGGCTTTATTGAACCGATTGCTAACAAGTATGAGCGTATATATGTGGAGAAGATGGAAGACATGATTGGGGTGGTTGTATGAGAAATACTGATGTAGTTACCATGCTGACACAGACCGGACTGCCTTTCACCTATTATTCATATCCGGAAAGCAAAGCACCAAACCTTCCTTATATCGTTTTCTTCTATTCACGTTCAAACAATTTTCCTGCTGATGATTCGGTGTTTCAGAGAATTGATGTTCTGAACATCGAACTCTACACCGAAAACAAATCCTTCACAGCCGAAGAGAATGTCGAAGCCATTTTAAATGACTGGGGATTTGTGTGGGAAAAATCAGAAACATACCTCAACTCTGAAGAGATGTATGAGGTCATTTACGAAATGGAGATAGTTATAGATGGCTAAAATCAAATACGGTCTGCGTAACGTTTATTACGCAAAAGCCACAGATGACGGCACAGGTAATCTGACATATGACACACCTGTCAGAATCGCAGGTGCTGTCAACATGTCTCTTGATGCACAGGGCGATACTACACCTTTCTATGCGGATGACATTGTTTATTTCTCATCCACAGCCAATAACGGTTATAGTGGAACGCTGGAAGTCGCTCTGATTCCGGATTCCTTCCGTAAGGACATTCTTGGAGAAACCGAAGGAACATCCGACAGTGTACTGTATGAGTATGCAAATGCTCCGACAGTAGAGTTCGCTTTACTGTTTGAATTTCAGACGGATGAAAATGCCACAAAGCACTGCATGTATCGTTGCACAGCATCAAGGGCATCTGTCACAGGACAGACAAAAGAGGACACAATCACTCCTCAGACAGAAACACTCAACATCGTTGCTATGCCGAGAATTGACGATTATCTCGTCAAGGCTAAATGCCCAAGCACATCATCGGCATATGCAAACTGGTACACAACAGTTCACGAACCGACAGCGTAAGGAGATAATATGAAGAGGACTATTACGATAGATGGAAAAGAAATCACATTCAAAGCATCCGCAAAGACACCGCTGCTATATCGGCAGTTAATCGGCAGCGATCTGTTTACTGACATGAACCGAGTGCAGGAAGACCAGTCCAATGCACTGGAGGTCTTTGGCAATCTCGCATATGTCATGGCAAAACAAGCCGATCCAAGTGTCGGAGACATTGATGAGTGGTTTGACCAGTTCGGAATGTTCTCTATATATACTGCTTTACCGCAGTTGACTGACTTGTGGGGTGTCGAGATGACATCCACATCAGTACCGAAAAAAAAAGCAAACAAACGGAAAGGGAGCTGAACACGGCTCTCTTTCTTTTGCGTTGCTTTCAAAACCATATCCACATCTCTGACTTGGATGATATGGATGTTGGTATCGTTTTGGATATGTTTACCGAAGCAGGAAACGATAACTGCGAATACGATTTAATCGCAACGCAGGACGATTTCGATAGATTCTAAGGGGGTATTATGGCAGGACGAATCAAGGGTATTACTGTCGAGATTGATGGCAATACCACCAAGTTAGAGAAAAGCCTTGAAAAAGTAGACAAGTCTTTGCGTGATACTCAGAAATCACTTAAAGATGTAGAAAAATTGCTGAAACTTGATCCAAGCAATGTGGAACTGCTTCGGCAGAAACAGGATTTGCTTGGTAAAGCAATAAAAGATACTAAAAGCAAACTCGACCAGTTAAAAGAAGCACAGAGACAGATGGATGCGGCTGGAGTTGATAAAAACTCCGAGCAGTACCAAGCACTTCAGCGTGAAATTATCGCCTGTGAGAATGCTCTGAAATCATATGAGAAACAGTTGAACTCTCTGAGTCCTGCTGTTCAGTCTTTTGGTGTGAAGATGGGCGAAGTCTCAGAAAAGACCAAAGGACTCTCAACTGCTGCCACTGGTGTCGGTGTGGCTATGCTTGGCATGGCTTATAAAGCAGGAACAACCGCCGATGATTTGCTGACTCTGTCACGCAACACTGGTTTCTCTGTTGAGGAACTCCAAAAGATGCAGTATGCATCTGATTTGGTCGATGTCAGCATGGAAGCCATGACTGGCTCAGTTACCAAACTAACCAAACAGATGGCATCCGGTAACTCCGCATTTGAAACTCTTGGAGTGTCCATCACTAATGCCGACGGATCAATGAGAGATGTCACAGATGTGTGGTATGACTCTCTGCAAGCGTTGTCACAGGTAGAAAACGGAACGCTCCGTGACCAACTTGCGATGGAACTGTTCGGACGCTCTGCGATGGAACTCAGTGGAATCGTTGATGACGGTGGCGAAGCGTTAAAGCAGTTAGGGCAGGATGCCGAAGATATGGGTATCATCCTGTCAGAAGATGGTGTGTCAGCGGCAGGACAGTTCAATGATGCATTGGACACATTAAAAGCAACAGCGGAGCAGAGTTTCTTCACCGCAGGAGCGGCACTTGCCGAGTCTTTGCTTCCAATGTTGCAGGATTTAATTCAAAAGGTCAGTGAGATACTTGTGTGGTTTGCGAGTCTCGACAGCAACACACAGGCTCTTATATTGACGATTGTCGGACTGGTGGCTGCTATCTCACCAATCGCAGGACTCATCTCCAGCATCGTCACAATAGGTGGAGTGTTGGCGACTGTGACCGCTCCTATGGCGGCGACATTCATGGGAATTGCGGCGGCAGTTGGTGCTGTGATTGCAGTCGGCACTGTATTGGTGCAGAACTGGGACAACATTATCCAAGCAGGAAAAAATCTGTTGCAGTCGGTCACAACCACATGGAACAAGATTCTTTCGACTATTACATCAGTTGTGTCGAGTGCATGGTCAGCGGTTTCAAGTACGTTTGAAGCGATCCGCTCAACAATATCAGACAAGATTGAATCCGCAAAGGAAACGGTTCGCAGTGCTATTGAACGAATCAAATCCTTCTTCAATTTCTCATGGTCTTTACCACATTTGAAACTGCCACATCTGACAATCAGCGGAGAGTTTAGTTTAATGCCGCCGAGAGTTCCGTCATTTGGTATTTCTTGGTACGCAAAAGCGATGGACAACGGTATGATTCTTAACTCACCTACGATCTTCGGAATGCAGAATGGTAAATTCCTTGGCGGTGGCGAAGCAGGAAGCGAAGTAGTTGTTGGAGCGTCCTCGTTATATTCGATGATAAAGAATGCAGTCGGAACACCATCGATCACTGCACCAATTACATTAAATGTAACGATTGAAGGAAATGTGGATGATTCCGACAGGTTCACCAAGCAACTTGCAAACAACCTTGTAAACCTCATTACGAAGGAGAGTGATGTATTCAAATGAATGAACTGATTTTTAACGGTAAACGATTGTCAGAGTTCGGTGCGTTCTATGATTCACACCAAGCCTTCAATACACCGGAAAGAGATTTGGAGTATGTCGAGATACTTGGCAGAGATGGTGATTTGATTATCGACAATGACAGATTCAAAAATATCGAGATCAATTTTCCTTGCTACATTCCGACAGACTTCCTTCCGAAATATCGGTCACTGATGGCTTATCTAAATTCGCAGAGAGGTTACAAGCGGTTGGAATACTCACAAGAACCGGATCACTTCAGAATGGCATCCTTTGCAGGAAATGTGGAAGCAAGTCCGCTCCAGTTACACCGAGCAGGACGATTCACATTGCCTTTTATCTGCAAACCGCAGAGATTCCTAAAAAGCGGAGAAATCCCTGTTTCAGCATCCGAGCTGTGGAATCCTACCTATTTTGATTCCCATCCCTTGATACGGTGCTATGGCAACGGTTCTTTAACGATTAACTCGCAGACCATCACAGTTGCTTCAAATCCCTATGATTATGTGGATATTGACTGCGACATCATGGATGCATTCTGCGGAGCGAACAACGCAAACCAGTATGTTTCATTCGATACCGATTCTGTGGTGCTTAGAAGCGGAACGAATGGCATCACTCACAATATGACAAAAGTCGAGATTACACCGAGATGGTACGAAATCTAAGGAGAGTATATGATAACGAGAACATTTAAATTGTGCTTAAATGCCGGAACAGGTTCAGCACCACGCATCAATGTCTCACAGTACGATGAAGGCGAGACATGGTTGTTTGAACTGTATTCCGAAACAGGCGAACGCTACATCCCTACAACTGGTGCTATCGTTGGTGTAAAGTCTGACGGTCATGGCATCGTGAACACAGGTACAGTCGATAGTGATGGCAGAGTGGTCATTACCGAGACTCAGCAGATGACTGCCGCCGCTGGTCGAGCCATTTTTGAATTGTCTATTGACGGTCTGACACATGGCACTGCGAACTTTGTGGTGGCAGTCGAAAGAAAGCCTACTGATGACGCTGACCTTTCAGACTCCGACCTGTCACTTATCCAAGAAGCAGTGGATTCAGTCGCAGAAATCGAAGACCTGTTAGGTGGGCAGGATGTTCCGACAGTAATTACACCTATTATTTCAGACTGGTTAGATGAAAACATCACAAACCCATCTAATCCACCGATTGATACTTCGCTGGCAGTGGCTGGAGCAGCGGCAGATTCAAAGAAAGTCGGTGATGAAATCACTGATTTAAAGAGCGCTATTAGTTTATCTCAAAACTTAGTGCCGAAAAGCGAATTAACACCAAATCCCAAAACCGTGAATGGAGTAACCGTTACTGTGCTTGGCCCGGGTAAACTCCATTTGTCTGGCACGGCGACTGCAGGTTTTGCTGTTGACCATTATATCAACAATTCTGCTCTACCGTTCAGTATGGAGTATGGTGTCACTTATTACGCTGTGGCTATTGGCGGAGTCGCATCTGTATCGAAAGTATTTAGCTATGGGGAAACGCTGGCCGAGATATATAAAATGAACGACGCGTGGGGATATTTTGAAGCACCGCAATCGGGTGGATTAGCGATTAGGACAATCATTACAGGCGGCGTCACCTATGATGAAACAGTCGAGGTCGTGATTATCAAGGACAACGTATATACCAAAAGCATCACAAACTTCAATACTTTAACCAGACTAATTACAGATTCTAACTTACCTATCAATTACGCAGTAGAATCTACCGCCAAAAAAACACATAATGGTTTGACATTTTCCGCAGCAGCGGGCGTTGTAACAGTAAACGGCACAAGCTCTGATGTGGCTTATTATGATTTTTTCAGAAAGACAAGTATGCCGGAAGAATTTCCATTCAAAGAAGGACACACATATTCGCTGCGATTTGCAGATGAAACGCCGTCACCCTTAATTTATAAACAAGTGCAATATAGGGAAAATAACGATAGTAGCTTTGTTTCACTCTATTCACGCAATTTATTATCAGATGCAGTAATCTTTACAATGCCGACCTGCTATGATTTTTATGTACGTCTTGTATGTGATTCGGCTAATGTGACATATTCAAATAAAAAAATTGATTTCATTATTGAAGAAGTTGATTCAAAAAAAGACGTTATAGTGGTTGACGTAAATGGAGGTGGAGACTTTACGTCTCTCAAAACGGGCATTGAATATGCTATGCTAAGATATGGCACCAAAATTATAGTAAAACAAGGGACATATGACCTAGTTACTGAGTTTGGAAAATCGTATCTTGACAGTCTATCCGGGAATGATTTTGGGATAATGCTTGGGAATGGCATTGAATTGGAATTTGCACCAAACGCATACGTCACTTTTGATTACGACGGCACTAACGATTGGGTCATAGCCAACTTTTCACCGTTTAATACTGCAAATGATTTGGGCTATACTATTGATGGTTTACATTGCACAGCCCATAATTGTCGCTATATATTGCATGATGACCCTCGCCCCAGCGTAAAAGGTCGGTATAGCAAAAATGTAATTCGCAACTGCTATTTCGAGTTATTTCCATCCACAGAGTATTCACGGTGGGTAAATCACCAGATTATTGGTGGTGGGCTTGGCGATTCGACGATGGTAGAAATTGAAAACTGTATTTTTAATGACCATTTTAGCGGTGTCAGTTCTTACTCAAGCGTTTCTTATCATAACAGCACAAGCGGGAGTGCAGACTATGAGTCGCGTATTATTGTCAAAGATTGCTATTTTATGGACGGTAACAATTTGACGTTTGAAGGATACGGATCGTCGACGAAAGGAACAAAGATTATTGCTGCAAATAATAACCTCGAAAATGGTGACGACAGTATCATTTATAGCAACGCTGAGGCAGACAATATGTTGCTATATAAATGGAATAATCACACCAGAACTTAAAGGACACTTTAAATCAGTATGATAAGGGAAAAATGGTAGACGAAAGAAGAACCGACAGAAGAATAATTGAAAGGAGGGTGCCATGATTCCCACCCTTTATGAAGCAACAGAAACGCAGTTCACCAGTAACGGCATTGGGCGGTTATCAGATGCCATATCGGTAAAAGTAAACGAAGTCCTTAACGGACTTTTTTTACTTACCATGACCTATCCCAAAGACGGACTGCACTATGATGAATTGACAGTGGGAAGGCTGATTTTAGCAAAGCCAAACGAGGTGGATGCGCTTCAGCCTTTCCGCATCTACAAAATCACCAAAGGACTCAAAAGAGTCACGGTCGAAGCCAAGCATATTTCCTATGATCTAAGCGGTTATCCAGTTTCACCATTCACCGCAACTGGTATCGTTCCGAGTCTGAATGGCATTGTCAGCCATGTGATGATTCAGCAGAATCCTTTTTCTGTATGGACAGACATAACGAACGATACACTCAGTTTCAACCTTCAGACAGTTCAGTCTTTCAGAGCGTGTCTTGGTGGTGTCGAGGGCAGTATTCTTGACCTGTCACAGTGTGAATACAAGTGGGATAGGTTTGTGGTCAAAGCCTATGCTCACAGAGGACAGGACAACGGTGTCACCATCAGATACGGCAAGAACCTTGCGGACTTCAACAATGACCGCAGTACCGAGGAAGCCAGTTACACAGGATGTGTGGCGAAGTGGGAGAATGACGATAACCATGTCACAGGGCAAATCCAGTATGTTGACGGTCATGCATCATTCCCAACAGAGAAGATTTTCATCTTGGATGCTTCCAGTGACTTTGACGAGCTGCCGACCACTGAACAACTGAACTCAAGAGCATCGCAGTACATGACTGCAAATGGTTTCGGACAGGCTTATAAGGACACATTGACGGTGTCATTTGTTCAACTTTGGCAGACTGAGGAATACAAAAATATCGCACCGTTAGAACGGTTGTCATTGGGTGATACAGTTACAGTTCTTTACGATGAGTTTAATGTCGGAAAGAAAGTGGTCGAATATACCTATGACTGCTTGGCAGAGCGTTATGACGAGATGGTCTTAGGCAACAAACGAGCATCGTTCTCTCAGACTATTACACAGCCGATAGAAGCCAAAACCACAACAGCCATAGCACAGGCAGTCAGCAACATGGAAACCGCCATACAACGTGCTTCAGACCTCATCAGCGGTGGTTTAGGCGGTTATGTAGTAATCAACCAATCTGCGGATGGAACACCGAATGAGATTCTGATAATGGATGCTCCATCAATCGACCAAGCCATTAACGTAATCAGAATGAATATGAACGGCATTGGCTTTTCGACCACAGGATACAATGGTTTGTTCACCAACTACTGGACGATTGACGGAAAACTGTCTGCTGATGCCATTCAGACAGGTGAGTTAGAAGGTTCTCTGATAAAGGCACAGTCTATTCTTGCTTCTGCATTGGAAATCAACGCCTATGAAGCGGTGAATGGGTCAATCAAAAATATTAACTACGATGGCGATGGAATGCACATCGCACGAAAGGATTCAGAAGGGAATATCGTTTCTGAATACCAGTCACTATTCACCGAGTTAGGTATGCGTGTCATCAATGACCAGTCAGAAGCAACGCTGATTGCGGAAGGTGACACAGTTCAAGCAATCAACTTAACCGCACAGAACTTCCTGCGAGTCAGCACGGAAGTCACAGAAACAGGCACAACGAATGTCTACCGAGTATCAGACCGATTCCAAGGCTTTTGGTCAGTAGTACATGAGAAGCCTATGGTGGCGGTATTTTGGGAGGAAACATGACCGAATTAAGCACATCATGGAAGAAACTGAACACATACAGTTTCGATGATTACAACTTTAAAGGTGAATTCTCCCTGTGGGCAAAAATAACAGAAACAGATGTAACCAACAACCGCACAAAAGTCGCATTTGACTGGGATTTAACTGTTACCTATGGATGGCAGACATCTTATGATGCACAGGATTATGTCACTGGTGCAGGATGGAACGAAGCCACATACAGAGAGTACACATCGAGCAGAACAGTCCGAAGCGGAAGCGCATGGATCAATCACAATGATGACGGTACTGGAAGCGGTTCATGTTCTGGACGAACTCGCATGGGTGGTGTCGGTTGGGATACTGGCTGGGTATCGGCAAACTTTACACTGCCGACAATCCCAAGGGCATCAATGCCGAGCGTATCACCAAACCCAATCACGCTATCATCCGCAAACAATGCGCTGACTGTCGCAACGAACAGAAAAAGCGCATCATTCACTCACGATGTAACATGCTCCATCGGAACATTTACTGCGACAAATACCGATGTTGGTGAAAGCACATCCTTCCACATTCCGAAGACGGTGCTTGCGGATTTCCCAACAAATGCCAAAACACTGGATGGCACGATTACCTGTGTCACCAAGAACGGTGCGACCACAATCGGCACGAAGACATCAACCTTCACTGCCCAGATTGACGAAACACAGGAGCATCCGTCAATTACTTCCGTAACACTGACAGACACCAATCCCAACAGTGCAGCCATCGAAGCACAAGGCACATACATCAAGTATGCGACCAACCTTTCGGCAAGCATCGCATTAGGTGTCACAGGCTCATATACACAGTTAGCCAGTGCCGTAGTGCAGTGCGGTACAAAGCAACAGACCTATGCGTTAAGCGGAACGAGTCAGACCATTGTCTTCACCTATGAAAAACTGGATGCTGATGCTCTGATTATCACTGTCTATGACAAGCGAGGAACAACAGCCACACAAACAAAGACATGGACTCTTATTCCTTATAGAGACATCACCGTCACTGGTTCAGTAGACAGAATGAGCGAAACAGGCAATACCATCTCATTCAGTCTGAGCGGTGCTTGCTTTGGTGGTTCGTTCGGTTCAGCAACAAACAGCGTGACAGTGTCATACAAATACAAACTGCACAACGCATCTACATGGTCGGATGGATCGCAGACATTCACTTTTACACCAAGCGGAAGCGGTGAAACAACCTACACCTATTCAAACACGCTGACAGGGTTTGCCTATGACCAACAGTTCGACTTCCAGTTCACTGTGACAGACATGTTCACCGATGCAACTACAAGAGTGCTTGTGCTGACGGTGGGTATTCCTGTCTACGGCAATGGCGAGGACTTTTTCTCAGTCTATGGGAAAAGTTATCTGCATTTTGACCGAGACAATCCAAACAAGTTTTGGGATTTGAAAGAAGGACTGGATGCGATACTGGAATATCACGCTCAGACCAATCTGTTCGTCATCACAGGCACAACAACAACATCCCAAGGGGTGACATTCACTGTTAACGATGACGGTACTGTGAAGGCTTCTGGTGATGCCACAGGGAACGCATCAATCACACTTGGCATGTTCTATGGAGAAGTGGGAAAGACTTACATCATCACTGGATGCCCTAGCGGTGGAAGTACAGATGGATACACATTAGGTATTCGTGACTTGAACGGCACAAATCCGATTCAGCACGAAACAGGCGATGGCATAGAGTTTACCGTTACAAGCACAAGCGGATACAGAGTGGGATGCTATGTGCATAGTGGTGCAACTGTAAACAATATCGTTTACAAGCCAATGATTCGTGATGCTAGGATCGCATCGGACGAGTTTGTTCAGCCATATAACAAAATCAAGACGGTTGAATATGAATTTATGAACACCACTCTGAACACCTACAACGGCAATGAACTTTCTTTGACATTACCAAGTGACTTTAAAAAATCCTTGGGAGTAGTTATAAGGGATTCATGGCCTAACGCTAACTGGAACAACGGAGCGGTGGTCAGCCTAGTGCGTGACCTTACACTCGATGCAACTGCGGCAGACGCAGGAACAGCAAAATATGTCTATCTCACAACAACGAGCGGACAAAGTTATCAGATAAAACTGCGGTTAGTTTATATCAGTCAATAGTCACCTATGGGTGGCTTTTTTAGTGAAGGAGAGAGTTATGACATCTTATCTTGAATTTAAGAATCGTTATCTTGGAAAATCTGTCGATGTTGACGGTTTTCCAGCGAATCAGAAGTATCAGTGTTGGGATCTTGTTTCCGGTGTGTACTTCCCATATATCGGTGGCAGAACGATCTCCTGCACTCGCACTGGATACGTTAAGGACATCGCCACACAGCGGTTAACGAATGGCTTGTTGGATTTCTGCACCGACATCGGTCTGAATGCCGAATTACAAGCAGGAGACATCTGCGTATGGGGAAACTCTCCGGAATGCCCGCTTTCCCACATCGCTATCTATGACCATGACGAAGGACAAAATGCAGTCTATTTCTTAGGTCAGAATCAACCTTATCCTTATGCCACAGTCAAACAAATTCCGGTGGGTGGCATTATTGGTGTCTTCAGACCGGACATTTTCTATGGCAAGAACCCACAGCCAGCACCGAAGCCAAAAGAAGCAGACCAAATCCTTTCCATCGGTTCTAAAGTCACCAGTCATGGTTTCTATGTCGAACGCATGGATTATTCAAGAGGTCTGTTCTACAACAACTGGGCTGGTGGCTGGATTCCTTGGGGTGATGTTGACGAAATTGACGCATCTGATGGAGCAAATGACCAGTGGATTCGTGTCGGCTCAAGAGTCGCATTCAACAAAGGCACTATGCATGTAGTCGGACTGAAAATCATCGGTGGCAGATGGTGTGCTCTGTGTCGTGAACTGGGTTACTGGGTAACCTGTGCTTGCTTATATGAGGTGGAAGACTAATGAAGCTGAGTAATGAAACATATGACGCACTGAAGTTCATCTCGATCTATGTGATTCCTTCCATTGAGACCTTTTGGCTGATGGTCGCAGCAGTATGGAATCTGCCATATGGGCAGGAAATCGGCATCACGATCGGAGCAGTCGGAATGTTAATCGCAGGATGCATCGGCATGTCCATCAAGGAATATGAAAAGGAAAAAGCCGAGAAGCATGACGGAGGTGGTGATGATGCAGAATGATGTCACCATATCCCTTGCTCAGACCTTGTGGCTCATCGGTGGAATTACAGCGGTGGTTACATTCCTGTCATGGCTCATGAAACCTTTTAAAAAACTCGATGACCATGAAAATAGGATTTCAGCTCTTGAGGAGTCACGGACAGAACGCAGACAGACCGATCAATATATGATGAGTGCATTAAACGCACTGGTTAATCATATGATTGACGGTAACGGCATTGACGAACTCAAGAAAGTCAGAAATGACTACCAAGAGCAGATAATCAAGCACCATCAATAGCAATTTCAGTTCCCCTATTTGCTAGGTGCGACAATTTAATTGACCTGTCCTTTTTGGGCAGGTCTTTTTTTATTGCCAATTTGCAAAAACATATTGCATTCATATACATCTAGCAGTATAATAAGGTTGACAATCAAGGGAGGACAACATGGCAACGATGGTTGAAAAACAGATTAACAAAGCGAACAAGGACATCGAAAAGTATCAGAAGTCCATCGCAAGACACACAGCACTGTTAGAAAAGGCACAAGCCAAGTGTGATGAACTCAACTGCAGCTGGACTTGGGAACAGTGGATTGAACACAGGGAAGCCAAGACCTACACAGATGAACAATACTGGGCATGGTCGAAACGCAACAGCGAACAGGAAGAAATCAAGGATGCTGAAGAGCGGATGGCATACAGTGCCAAGCAGCTTGAGAAACTCACTGGTAAAGCCGAAGCAAAAGCACAGGAGCAAGCCGAAGCGGATCGCATCAGCGAAATCGAAAGCGGTTGGTGGAAAGCAGTCAGAAAAGAACTGGAAAAGACACCGGAGCAGAGACAAGCCGAATACGAAGCATGGCTCAAGCAGTTCAAAGCAGAGTGCTTAAAGGACGGAATCGAAGTCGAACACGTTGACAACACCTGCATCAAGGGAAAGACAGCAAGAGGAAGCAGATTCGCAATGTATGACAACAACGGTTTCACAGACAGGTCGCTCCACTGCTACACACTCTATATCAACGGCGAATGCATCTTCACTTCCGGAGACTTCAGCACCGCATACAGTCGCATAAGAAAATAAACCACAGGGATCGCCAGTCTCCCAAAGCACTGGCTTAAAGACAAGGAGAAAGAAAATGAAAAACACACAGGTTAAGCGTTACCCGTTCAACATGAACAAGCATCAGCATGACATCTTCTTCCGTTACAACCGAGCCAAAAATGAATATGATGATAAGTGCTATAACGGCACTATCACATCCAAGGAAATCGACCAGTATGAAACGCTGATTGATTCGCTGGCAAATCTTCTCAGTTACGGCACAGGCATTGTGTGGCTGACTGGTAAAGAATTCGGTCTCGCACAGGAATGTGTCGCATGGGCAGGATGCTCAAGAAAGGGGGTAAGATGATGGTAAGCCAAGCACAGAAAAAGGCATCGCAGAAGTACAACAAGAAGATGATGATGTCCATCTCCTTCCGCTTGCACAGGGAATCAGACAAAGAACTGATAGCGATCTATGAAGCAATTCCCAACAAAGCGGAGTGGTTCAGAGAGATGTTAAAAAAGACAGGTAAATAGACCTGCCTTTTTTGTTGCCTGTTGGGGGAATGACAACACCCATATATTACCAAGTCTGTGGTAAGAATTTGGTAAGAAAAATCTGACAAATTGAGACAGAACAGGACAGAAAATGCCCATTTTATGCGGTTTTGGACGGTTTCGGACGGATTAGGAGCATTCCAATCAATTCCGCTCACTCGCTCCATAGTCAAGAAAAGCCCTAAAAATAGGGCTTTTTTCTATGTGTGGTAAGAAAATGGTAAGAATTATCTGATTTCTTTAATAATATCCATCAGTTCATCATCTGATTTCTGAAGCAGATGCGAGTAGGTTTTCAGAGTCTCGTTTATGGACGCATGACCGAGTCTCTTGGAGATAGCAACGATGTTCGCTCCGTTGTTTATCAGAACTGTCGCATGGCTGTGTCTGAGGTCATGGATGCGGATCGGTGGCAGTCCTGCTGCTTCGGTCGCTTTTTTAAATTCTCTTTGAATGCAGGTAATCGGCAGAGACCTGTCCTCACCGAATACAAATGGGTTTGCATGTTCCAAATCCATCAGACTGAGCGTTCTATCATCCACTGTGATAATTCTCTTGGAAGCATCGTTTTTGAGCGGTAGGAAGCCATTCTTGAAGTGTTTAATTGTTTTGTTAATAGAAACCTTATTCCCTTGCACATCATCCTTGCAGACCGCCAGTGCTTCCGAGCGTCTGCATCCTGTCCAGTACAAGAAAGTGAAGTATGGAAGATAAGCAGGATCGCAATGCTCTTGGAATTGGGCAAACTGGGCAGGTGTCCACACTTTCATCTCTTTTTTATCTTCGGCAGTCAGCTTGTAGTTATTGATAACCACAGAAACATCCTCAATGCGGTAGATTTTGTTGGCATAGGCAAAGACACCTCTGACATATCCAAGACCTCTGTTCATCGTTCTAGTAGCCATTCCGGTCGATTTGAGAGCGTTTCTCCATTCCATGAGTTGTTGTCTGCTTATCTTCTCAATCGGCTCAGAAAAGTACTCAAAATGCTTCATACACCAGTTCCGCTTCATTGTTGAAGAGGTCTCTGATGAGTCGATAGAAAGCATGTACTCTTCCAGCATTTCGGCGAATGTGTGAAGGGTGAATTTTGAGTCAGACCGCTTCATTTCGGCTTCCCACAAGAGTGCATCACGCTTGGTTGGGAAACCTCTTTTTTTCTTCTGCCGTGACACTCCGTTCACAGTCTGAGTGTAAACGCAGAACCATGTACCTCGTTTATTATCTTTGTATGCTGGCATATTACATCACCTCGTCCATGATGACTTTCACATCGACTCCGATGGCTTTGCAGTAGTCAATCAACTGGAATGCATAGATTGTACGCTTTCCGGATTCCCAATAATGAACTGCGGTTTTAGTGACTCCCAGTTTGTCGGCGACTTCCTGCATTGTGACATGTTGTTTCTTTCGGTATTTCTTCATTGCTTCGCCTATTTCCTTGTTCATATCTCTCATAAATGTTACCTCTATGTTCACTTTCATCATACACCAACAAAATTGAGAATTATTCAAAAGTGTTGACAGTTAACTATTAGGTAACTAATATTGATAGTGAAGTTACCTCATAGGTAACAGGAAAGGAGAGAGCAATGGAAAACGTAAAGTGGACAGTACGCATGTTAGCGGCATACATGAAAGAGTCCATCGAAGACATGGCTGAAAAAGCAGGAATAGATCGAAGCCATCTGAAGTCAGTTTCCGCAGGAAGAGCGACAATGACCGCCGATGACCTGCTCAAACTGGCGAAGTACACAGGCATTGATCCGTTCGCCATCCAGCCGTAATTTTTTTACCCAAAAAGTTACCTAGTAGGTAACAGGAGAAGGAGAAATGAAGACAAGGGAATCACTGCTGACACAGACACATTTATGCAAATCAGAAATCAAACTCCTATTTAGTGTCAGCAAATCGGTAGCATCTGCGGTCTTCGATGTGGCACACCAAACCGACCTTGCAGAGTTAGGAAGACCGAGAATGTTCTATTACGGCAAGAAGGTTCGACTGACATCCTGTTGCAAAGCACTGGGTGTCAATCTTGGACAACTGTCTAAGCAAATAAAAGACAGTCGGAACTCCTGCTGAACCGACTGCCCTATGAGAAAGGTAGGTCTCAATATATGACCGCCTAAATCTTATCAAGAAATCTGAGAAAGGATAAAAAAATGGAAATCAAATTAAGGTTCACACCGGAAAAACCTGCGGAATCATCGAAGGTTATCATCTTCAATTCATATTCTGATAACAAAATCGGCAGCATCTTTGTGACCAACTATTCAAAGTACTGGGATGCGTTCTATATGTTAGACACTGATGAGTCGATGAAGAAAACCACCAAGGAAGCCAATACCGATGTAGTCGCTTGGTGCTACCTTGATGAGTTCAATGAGGAGTTTATCGATGAAATTAACGGATAGTTACACGCAGGAAAATGTGCGTGACCTGCAAGCACTGACATTCATCGCCATTCTGATCGCAGTTGTGCTCTGCACCATTGCAAAGGTTATGGGGTTGTTATGAGGTGCTATGAGTGCAACCGAGAACTTGTCGAGGATGAGGTCTATGTGACCGATGGAGACAACTGTCTCTGCCGAGAATGCACCTTCGACATTTCCAATATCATGTTCGACCGGATTGTCCGGTATTACGAAGAGCAGCCGAAGATTTACAGACTTGCTTTCGGAGCAAGGGGAATTGATGACTTTGGCTATGTAGTAGATGAGGAGAAAAACAATGACTGAATTAAACAAGGTTCTGAATGGTCTGAAGGCAACTCTTTCCGACAACGGAAAGGCATTCACCTTCATCAAGACCGGAGCAAATAACATCTATCTCGTTGCTGTCGAAGGAAACAAGATGATTGACATCAACGCAACACCGGAACAGTTCCAGCAGATACTGAACCGGATTGACCTGTGGGAAAAAACACCATGCGAGAGGTACAAAAAATGAGACCGGATTTGATCCAAGACCTCAGAAGCGGATATGACAACATCGCCTATGAGGACTATCCAAGAGAACTGGCAAGAATGATGTCATTGTGCGAAGAGTCTGCACAGGCACTGGAAGATATGCAGAAGCTGAACGAAGGTCTTTCCAAAGCACTCCAGTATGTCAATGACGATCCATTCAGAGTACTGTCCAAAATCAATGTCAATGAGCATACCGAGAAGAAGAACGGTCTGACCTTCCTGTCATGGGCATGGGCATGGGCTACGTTTATGCAATATTATCCGGATTCCTATACATCAATTAAGAGACCAATCGACACAGACTTCCCATATTGGACAGATGGAAATACCTGCTGGGTGGATGTGTCTGTGACGGTGGTATGGAACGAGAACGAGCGGACTAGGTCAGAAGTGTTCCCAATCATGGACTACAAAAACAAATCTATTCCTGCCGACAAGGTCACATCATTCGATGTAAACACCGCTCTGCAAAGAGCATGGACGAAATGCATTGCGAGACACGGCTTAGGTTTCTACATCTATGCAGGACAGGATTTGCCGAATGAAGAAGCAGAGCAGCAGAAGGCTCGTCAGTACACTCCAGTGACCGCAGAACAGGTCGCAAAGGTGCAGGAGTTATATTCCCCTGCGGAAATCGAGACCATGCTGAAACGGCTTAAAAAGACGGCTCTCGTTGAGATAACACAGGCACAGGCAGACAAGATGATTGCCAAGCGTGACCAGTCACTTCTTAAAGATAATACGGAGACATTCTGATGTATATGCGATCAATAAACGCAGAAAAGGTGCGCCGTCAAATCCGGGCAAAGGGTTTATGCCTTACGGAAGCGGCGGTGTACCTTCTGCCGCAGTACGAAGAAAGAACAGATGCATACCATTCATTCAAATACTGGCTGAAGGTTGGACGCATGCCAGTGGCGAAATATGCGGAATTACAGAAGCTGTTGCAAAAGGTTTAAATATACAAACACGCCGTCATTGCTACAGGGTGAAATGGAAGCTGATGACGCTGTGTGCTTCTGTTGTGGGCGTTCCCCTTGTGACTTCCA